GGGGGGTGGCGGTGGCCTGCTCGGCAAGGTGCTTCGCCGGGGAGGTTCGGCTGCCGGTGAGGCGGCAGAGGTGGCAGCAGGCACGGCCGCCGGTCATCCCGGCTGGTTGAGCCGTGCCGGCAGTGCGGTATGGCGCGGTGTGACCGGAGCCGGGAAGTCGGTTGTCCAGGGCGGGAAAAGCCTGGTCACCGACGGCGTGCTGGAAGACGGGCTGCTGGCGACCCCGTGGGTAGCCGGCGCACTGGCGGCCGTCATGCCCTCGGACACCGTCGGCGGTCACGATGAAATGGCGGAGCTTCAGCGACTGAAACAGCGCAATCAGCAACGCAACACGCCGCCCTCATCCTCTGAGGCACTATCCCTGCTGCAGAGCTGGCAGGGACATTCAGGAGCGTCAGGCGGCGCACCGGTCATTAACCTGCCGGCACAGCCTGCTCCGGCCGTTAATGTTCGCGTCCTGCTCGACAGTCGCGACATTGCGGCCGCTATCGAGGTCTTGCTTGAGAAAACAGCCGGAGGTATGGCGCATGAGCGACATGGTAACCCAACTGTCTTCGTTGCTGGGCATTGATACGTTGATGACCGCCTCCTTTCGCGGGGTGGCATTCGAGTGCTTGTATGCCCGCGATACGCTGGCGCGTGATACGGTGGCGTATGCCTATCCTTATCGCGATGGCGAGACCCGTGAAGATCAGGGGCTGAAAGCCGTCAATTTTCGGTTGTCGGCCCTGTTGTTTGGCGATGACTGGAAACAGCAATTAAAGGCCCTGTTAACGGCGTTTAAAGCCCCCGGCCCCGGTGAACTCATTCACCCGGTGTATGGCTCCATCCCCCGCGCACAGTTTCTTGAAGCCGGCGTGGAGAAAACGGTCGAACCGCTTGATGCCGTGACCGTCGAGCTGGTGTTTGTCGAGACCGGCGACGCGCTGGCCCTGTTTCGTCACGCGTCGGCGAACCAGGCCGCGGAAAGCATCAGCGCCACCAGTGACAGCGTGCTGGATAATGCCGCTGCGCTGTTCAGTACCGGGCTGCAGGATTTGCGGGACCTGAAGAACGGCCTGGAGCGCATCAACAACATCGTGGCGGAAGCCGAAGCCTTGCTGCATAACGTTGAACAACAGGTGCAAGGTACCGCTTCTGCGCTCAGTAACCTGCTGGATACGCCGGCGGCGTTCGTCAGCGACCTGAAGGGGTTGCTGGATACGTTCAGCAACGGCCTGGTGTTGACCGGAGTCTCCGCCACCGCATCCTGGCTCTCCGTCAATCGCCTGGCGGGCCAGGTACTGTCTTTTCCGCAGAACTATGCCGCCACGCAGGACGTAACCGTGGTCAGCAGACCGTTTACCTTGCCACTCAGCCAGACCGTAGGCGTACAGGACGATGACACGGCGTTGGTAACCCGAACGGCGCAGTTGGTCACCGTCACCGAGCTGGCGGAGGTCGCTGCCACGCTGATGCAAAACGAAAGTGTGACACCGGCGCTGACCAGTACGCAAATCGAGCGCGTAGTGGATGATGCCCGCATGGCGATTATGGCTACATTGACAGCACAGCGCGCGGCCATCCGTGAACACGTTGGCGCTGCTGCAGTGCGTCGCGTGACGGCCGACACGCGCACGGCTGACGCGGTTGTCCGCCAATTGCAGACGTTGGCCTACACGCTGCAGACGCAGGCAGTGGCCCTTATCCAGGCGCGACCACCGCTGGTCACCCGAGAGGTATTGCGCCGCAGCAGCCTTTCCTTGGTGGCGTTTGACTGGTACGGCGACGTCACCCGCACGGCCGAATTGCTGCGCCTGAATCCTGACCTCAACAATCCCAACGACCTGCAACCTGGAGTGACCTTGTATGCCTATGCCCGATAATGTCCCTGTCGATGAGCGCCTGACGCTGACTGTCGGCGGCGTCAGCCATCATGATTGGGTGCGCCTGAGCGTCGATGCCTCTTTTCTGACCCCGGCGGATGCCTGGGAGGTTGAGGTGGGGATAGACAACGCCACACTGCCGGCCGATGTCTACCCTGGTGCACGTGCCGTACTGAGCGCAGGGAAGGACATTGTGATGACCGGGCTGATTGATGAGATAACCCATACCGTACAACGGGGGCAGCACGCGCTTATCTTGTCTGGACGCGACAACGCCGCCGCGTTGGTGGACTGTTCTGCCCCGGTGTTCACCCTGCAGAATATGACGCTGAATGACGTGCTCCATCGCCTGGTGCGCCCGTTTGGTCTCACGAAAACGGCGGTTCATGCCGACGCGTCCACCGCGCCGAAAAAGTTTGCGATCGACCCTGGCGAGTCGGTGTGGGCGGCGCTACAGAAGGTTGCCGAGGTCAACGGATTGTGGCCGTGGGTGGCCCCCGATGGCACGCTGATTATCGGGGGGCCGGATTACAGCGCCCCGCCAGTCGCCCGACTGGCCATGAAACGTGATGGCAGCGGCAATCTGTTGGGATTGACCCACACCCGCAGCATCGCCGGTCGTTACTCGCAGGTCACCGTCCTGGCGCAAGGGCATGGCACCCACGAGCACGATGGTGTCCATAACCGCAAGGGCACGTCGACGGACAGCGGCTTTGCACTCTACCGCCCGCTCATTCGCATGATGTCCGATACGGACAGCGACGGTGAAGCCACGGCCCGTGCTCGCAAGCTGCTGTCTGACTCCCGATTGAAAGCGTTGACGCTCACCGCTACCGTACGCGGCGTGCGGACCCCAGACGGCCTCCCCTGGACACCCGGTCAGCGGGTCGCCATCACCAGCGAGGTGCACGGTATTGACGGCATTTTCTTCATGATGTCGCGCACCGTTCGTGGGGGGCGGGGTCAGCCACTGACCACCACGCTGACGTTAAAAGAGGACGGGGTGTGGACGCCGGATGCGTTTCCGCGCTCTCGACACAAGCGCAAAGGCAAGCAAGCCGTTGGCACCTGGACGGACTGGCGGGACATCAAATAATGGACATCATTGCTCTGGTCAATCGCCGCATTACGGCCGCGCTCAGCGCACTGCGCCAGCCTTTTCGGGCGCGGCTGACGCGTATCACCTCGTCCGGCGGCGTGCAAACCGCCCAACTCGACGGCATGGCGGACGAGACTCTGCAGTCGGTCGAGGTGTTTCAGCACTATGGCCTGACCAGCGTGCCTCCCGACGGGGCCATGGCGGTGGTATTGCCGCTGGGCAACCGCAGCAGTCACGGCATCGTCATCGCGACGGAGCACAGCCAGTACCGTATTCAGGCCCTGCAATCCGGTGAAGTGGCGATTTATACCGATGAGGGTGCGGCTATCACGCTAAAACGCGGGAAAGTGATCAGCACCGTCTGTGACGACTATCAACTCACATGCAAGACCTTTAGTGTCAACGCCAGCGAATCTGCCACCTTCACCACCCCCCAACTGACGGCCACCGAACAGGTGACGGCGCAGGGGCTGCTGACCGGCAGCGGCGGCATGGCGATTTCCGGCGACAACGGCCAGGGAGAGACCGCCAGCTTTGCCGGCGATATTGCCCATACCGACGGGCGTATCAGCTCGGAGGCCATCACGGTCAAGGGCGTAAACATCGAAACCCACCGCCACAACACCCCGGACGGGATGTCAGACGGCCCGCAGAACTGACGCTATGCCCTGGCGCAAAGCATCGCGCCAGGCTATCCCCCGTATCCCGCTTCACCCCCGTAACACGCCAGCCTCCTGCGCGCGCGATATCCTGCGGCGTATGGACAGACAACTTGATCCCGCCACAGGCGATTACACCGGTACCGCCACCCTCGGCCTTGAAAATGCCGTGTGGATACGGCTGGCCACCCCGCTGGGCCGATGGCTGTTCGACCGCACCCTGGGGTCCCGACTGCACGAGTTGCCACCCAAAGATACCGAGCGGGTTCGCTCGCTGGCAGAGCAGTACGCCTGGCAGGCACTGTCACCGCTGCTCAAGGATGGCCGCGCCACGGCCATCACGGTCACCGCCAGTCGCAAGCGCGAGGGGTGGCTGGACTTGATTATCGCCGTAACACAGGCCAGCGGAGAAGTCGCCACCTTTAAACACCCTGTGAAGGTCATTTGATCATGCCGCAAACCATCCCGACTCAGGAGCAACTGCTCGCACAATACCTCCAGGCGCTGTCCAACCAGAACGCGGACACAGATGTCACCACAGACAGCGACAACGCCATTCGCGGCAATGCTACGGCTAACGTGGTGGGCGGCCTGTATCACATGATGGCCTGGGTGCTTCGCCAGATGTTTCCGGATACGGCCGACAGCGATTACCTGGATATCCACGCGGCCCAGCGCGGCCTGCACCGAAAGCAACCGACAGCCGCCAGCGGTAGCGTTACGCTCACCGGCGCGGCCGGCACCGCTTTTGCCGGCAAGCTACAGTTTCGGGTGGCGGGCAGCGATGCCCTCTATCAGACGCTCGCCGGCGGTACGCTGGATAACGCCGGTCAGGCGACGGTGCCAGCCAGCGCCCTGACGCTCGGGGCTGCCGGCAACCTTACCGGTGACGTCACCGGTACGCTGGTGACCGCGCCCACGGGACTGGATGCGGCACTGACTGTCGTCAGCATGGTCGGTGGGACCGACATCGAGCGCGACAGCGCGTTGCTGGCGCGTCTGCTGGATATCCTGCGCAAGCCGGCCGCCGGCGGTAACGCCCATGATTACAAGGTCTGGGCCATGGATGTCGACGGAGTGGGCAATGCCTGGGTCTATCCGCTGCGCCGGGGGCTGGGAACCGTTGACGTTCTCATTACCGGTACCGAGGGATTACCGGCAGACAGTACCGTCAAGGCCGTACAGGCCTATATCGACCAGCGTCGCCCGGTGACGGCGAAGGATTGTCGGGTGTTGGCACCAGCTGACCGGACGGTGGATATCGCCGTGGCGGTTGCCTTTAGCCAGGACACCACGCTGGCGGCCGTCACTGCTGATGTGAAAACCGCCGTCAGCGGTTATTTTGCCTCGCTGTTACCCGGGCAAATCGCCGTGCGCAGCCAGCTGGGCGCGCTTATCACAGAAGTGCCTGGGCTAACCGACTACAGCATCACGCACCCGGCGTCCAACGTTACCCCGGTGGTCGATGAGGCGACGGTGGAATGGTTGCGCATGGGGACCGTCACCGTCACAACGATGTCGGGGGCTGCATGACCACCGGGGATTATCTGAACCTGCTGGCCTTGTTGCTGCCCCCGGTCAGTTACAACCCGAACGGGCCGCGCTTACGGGCAGAACTGACGGCGGAGGCCACGTTGTTGAGCCGTGCCGAACGGTCCACAGAGGCGTTGTTGACCGCCATCGACCTGACCTCCTGCGTGGATTTTTTGCCGGACTGGGAGCGGGTTTACGACCTGAATCCATCACCCAATGACACGCTGCAGCAGCGCCGGCAACGCATTCTGGCAAAGATGGCGCAGACCGGCGGTCTGAGCCGGGACTATTTCATTCAACTGGCGAAGTCGCTGGGCTATGGCATCAGCATCACCGAACCGGAGCCGTTTCGTTGCGGACGTAATCGTTGCGGTGACCGTTTGTGGACGCGAGACATTATCTGGGTGTGGATAGTGAAAATCGAGACCGGCGAAAAAATCCCGGTTTACCGCTTTCGCTGCGGGGCGTCAGCGACGGGGGAGCGATTAACCGCCTTTGGCCGAAATTACCTGGAAAGTGTTTTTCAGGAATTAAAGCCGGCCCATACCCAGGTGGTATTTGATTATTCAGCGAGTGAGAAAAAATGAAAGACATTATTAGCCCGGTTGATACCGATGACGGTTTATTTCATGACGGCGACCCGACGACTGAAACGGAGGGGACGATTGTTTACGCCAAAATCATGAACGATTTGCAGGGGGCCACCATTGACCTGCAAACGGAAATGAAAACCATCCTGACGGCGGCCGGATTTAAACCCGACCCGACCAAAGAAAACCAATTACTGACCGCCATCGAGAAAATCATCGTTACCAAAGGCGGCGGAGATTTTTTGCCGTTGGCAGGCGGCACCCTCACCGGGGCATTGGATGCCAAAAGTACGATCACCGTCTACGAAGACGACGTTAACACCGTCTCGGAGTTCCTGTACTCGTATAAAGAGAACGGCACAGCGACGAAGAAAATCGGTATCAAGGCCATCTGCGACGCCGACGGTGCCGGGCATTGGGTGGTGGACGTCAATCCTGCTGTCAAGGGTGACAGCCGCGTCCAGGCCTTTGGCATTGACGGCAAAAGCAAACTCGTCACCACGATGAACGGTTTTCGGCTCTACGAAGGCACAGAGCGCGTCTTCAGCAAGAATAATCCCCAGCTGATGTATGGGATTGGCATGGGGCCGGTAGATAAAGCCGACGCTTACAGCAATATCGGGCAGATTTACCGGGTCAACGCTACGGCCAAAAACAAGCCACCGGCCGTCACCGGCAACGTCTCCGCCGGCGTGATGTGCCTCCCCATGGATGCTGCGCCGTCAGCCGGCTACTTTGCGGTTGTCGGTGGAAACATGGCGGCCTACGTGGGTTATTCCCAAAATGCCGGCGACAGCATCACCTGGTCGCGGATTTATACCGACAAATTCAAACCGACAGCGGCGGACATGAACGCGCTTCCCATCACCGGCGGCAGAATGACGGGCGAAGTCCAGTCAACCAACCCCACTATCTGGCGCGGTATCCAGGGTGATTACGGCGCGATGTGGCACATGGACGTCAACGCTACCTATTTCCTGTTGACGAATAAGGGCGAGCAGAACGGCAATTACAATGGCTTGAGGCCGCTTACCATCAATAATGCCACCGGCGAGGTCACAATTGGCACACCGCTCAGCGTTGTCAGCACGAATGCCATTTA